CTGGGGGTCGACCATTTTGTTGGCTTCGGCAATATGGTCCGGTTGAACCGTCAAGGAATCCTTGACACTTGCGACGACCTCAATCAACCCGTCGACCGGCATATCGATCGGATCAATCTTAGGTGGATTTTCGCTAAGCAGAAACAACAGCGTAAAGAGTCCTAGCACCATAACAAACGGCCCTCCTGATTCTTTCATGATACCCCCAGCGACAACAGGCTAGGACGACTTCGACCAAAAATAGGCTGGGGCTTTGGTTCTGCCGGATCGCCCGGTTCGAGGATGCGCCCATTGACTACCCATCGAGTGTGCTTGCGACAAACGGTCCGGTAGACAATGCGATCGCTATCGGTCGGCTGGTCGAAGCTTGTTTCGTATCGTACCGTGCCTTTGTATGTTTCTTTCATTCCAATGGCCTCGCTTGCTTCCATTCGACCCGCTGGGGCCCAGGGGTAAGTAGGTCACTCATCCCTACGATGGAGCTCCATTGATGCCGACAAAGAGCGTCGACAACCGATGGGGCTACTTCCGTCCATGAATCGTTATGGCTGTTGAGCCGCCAAATGTAGTTACGGCCGCTTCGGTCTTTTCTCTTGGAGTAGCCTAGAAGAGCGTAGGCATGTCCCCCATCGGATCGCCCAAAACTGATCGATTCCAAGACGCCGTTTTTGGCGTAGAAAGAATTGTTCCAACTTGTCCCGACGTAGACCGAACCGGCACGGGATGCGAGATACTTAAAAATGTCATCGTAGGATTCTAGCCACGCATGGGACCGGACCCTGAATCCCATTAGCCCATTGGCAATCGTCCTCATCCCATCGGTAATTAGCGTCCTGGCGTTGCCCGGGTAAGGTGTCTTGTAGGGCAGATGCTTTAGTTCGAGGTAGCCTGCTTTCGCCACCTTCAAGCCGCTGCTAATCGTAGACCCGCGATCCTGCCCTAGTAATCCATCGAGTCGTTGCGCCTCAAGGTAAGCGTAAAGCTGACTGAATTGCCGTTCGTCGGACTTCTGGCCTGTGACTAGACCCCAAAGGTACTCGCCGCAATTCGTATTCCCGAAGCCGCCACAACTGCCCATGTTGTATTGGTTGTCGTGCCTTACCAATGACCGTGGGTCGACCTCTTCGGGTGCGTCAACGTCCGACATTGCGAACATTAGCGGGGTTGCTGTGTTGGCTAGCTCGTCGCGGTTCTCGATTGTTGGATCGTAGCCGGTGAATTCACTCATGGATGATCGCCTCTAGGCTGTCAAGTAGCGGGCAAATCAGCGAATCGTATAGCCAGTCGGTTGCTTTTCTAATCACAGCGACAGGCAAAAAGGCAAGCCAGATCACAACAAAAACAGTCCATGCCAAATACCGCCTTACTGTCTTCACTCTGGCCCCTCCAAGTTGCGGTTATCCCCCGGGCCTAGCGAGCCATCGGGCAGGATGTCGTATTTGATGTGGTCGAGTTTTTGGGCCCCGAACGCCTTTTCCTTGCGTCCCGAGCCGCCGACGACATAGCCTGCGCAGAACACTAGCCCCGCGAGGACTAAGAGCATTGCGACGAATCCGACGCCGCCCATGAGGAAAAGCAGCTTGACCACAAACCACGCCAAAACGTCGATTTCGTCCATTATTTCCGCCTTCCGATTTCGTCGATTCCGTTAATCCGTTCGAGCCTGTCTAGTCGTTCGTTGGTCTTTTCGGCGTGGTATAGTCCAGCCGCAAAAGCTGCGACCAGCCCAACCAGCAGAGCGATCATAGTTGACGCTAGGGTTCCGGTCTTGTGCAATGCTTCGTGGTTGCCGTCCCAAAGCGAATCAACCCGCCTTTCGAGCCGGTCTAACTCGCTCTTAACCAAGCTTTCTGCCGTCGCTGGTTTTGTTATTGGTGCCTTTGCGTCGCTCATTACCACGCCCCTCCGATCCTTCGATTCAATTCCGCGATTTCCTTTTCCTTGCCGGCAAACGATACCGGGAGCTTTAACTCATCGATGGCCGCATAAACCGCGTTCATCGCTTCCTTTTGCTTCGCTCCTGCGTTCTCCTTAACGAATGCAGTCCAAGCCTCTTGGTCTTTGATCTCGCCGGACTCGATGAGCTTAGCCGCCTCCATGAAGGTATCGCGATACGCTTGGCGAATGTTCGGGATCGTCGATCGGACCACGGATTCGACCCCTACCGGCCTAGATGGATCACCCCCCTTCTCTGGTTGACGTAGAGCAAAAAACAACACCGCCCCGATGAGAATTAGCGGGAGGTAGTTTGTCTCTGCTGGTTTCGGATCTGCCATCGTCTACTCCATTTTAGCCCCGAGCCAACTCACCGAGCCCCTAAATTTCGCGGTTAAGGTCGGGCTGGCTAGGGGTCTATTCTTCGTCGTCAATCGCATCGTCCAGCATGTCGTTAAGCATCGCCGGAACTGCCATCGTTTCAGGGTATTCGCCTGCGTCATAGGCTCGCAGTAGCATGGCTTGAATTGGGGCCTCTTGGTAAGCGTAAGCTTTAAGATAGCCCGTTGTCCTTTGGCCCATTTCCAAACCTCGATCGCTAGTTTGATTAGAGCAAAAATCATGGCGATCGTTGCGGGGTCGAGTGCGTAGCTACCCTCGCTGCGAAACGCTGCGAAAAGCCGCTTGCCTAGCTTTAGCCTAGCCCTGAGTTGGCCGCCCGCCTGCCTCTGCGTAGCATTCGGGCAAATAGTGGCTCGTGAGTCTTGGCCGCTGCCTGGAGTCGTTCGAGGAAAGCTCACTTTGCCACCTCATCGGGCGGAGAGACTGGGCGGAGAGAATCGCCCACAATCAGAGCGGAGACAAGAGCAACAATTTCGAGAATCTGTTGCTCGGAAAGGCTGGTTCGGTCTTTGAGAATTACCACCGCGATCGTGCCAATAACGGCCCAAACTCGCTTGGATTTCAAAATGTCGTTAAAACGCATAAAGGCACCCCTGTAAAAATGGATGCCCAATTAACGCACAAATCCGGCCCGAAGTCAAGAGCCGAGCCGATTCGCGTACTTCGTCGCCCTGGCGTGCAAAATCACATAATCGCTCATCGCCTCACTCTCTGCCGGGCTAGCCATCGCTTGGCAGTCTTTTGGGTGCCAAATGCTCTGCCCTCGCTCCGCTCTGATTCGCATCGCCTCTAGCCTCCCTAGCGATCCGGCCGGATGCCCGCATGGCTCGACGGCTGGACTTGGCTCATAGTCGTCGGAATTGCCGTGCTCGTCGATGTACTCGGCGGAGCTGGTCATTTGCCCTTGCTCCATCGCTTGAAAACCTCGGATACTCGAATCACATCCTCGATCACGCCCGTTCCGACTTCCGCGAGAAACGCCCCTACCTGCGATGAGCATCGAAAGCCCTTTTGGATCGGCTTGGTTTGGTCGATTGGCTTGGGCTTGGACCCTGCCCCCTTGCGTTTGCCGCCGCGTTTGGATTTGGTCATTGGTTAGACTTTGCTTTTCTTTCCTCGATCTGGCAATGCAGCCAGGCCAAAAGCCCTGGCGTCGTCCGCTCTTCCTCTCCGTAGCGAGAGGCTTCAATCTGGGCGATTTTGCCTTCGAGGAAGGTTATAACTGGGTCTTTCATTGGTTCCCTCATGTCGCAAAAAGTTGATCGCTAGAGTCCTTGCTCCGGCAGCACCACCGCCAAGCATGTTGCTGTGTTGCCGTCGGTCGCTTCCTGGCCCATTCCTCAACGCCCTTGGTCTGTGCTCGATTGCCTCGATTCCAGCCGGTCCCATCGCAAGACTCAACGCCCATCGCCTCAAGGTCATCAAGTTTGCTAGGCTGATTTACCCTAAGAACGTGAACCCGTCGAAAGTTTTGAGCCCACTGGTTTAGCGTGCCCCATTTGAACTCATCCGTGCCGCCGATGCAAATAACAACCGGTCCTGGCCTGAGTGCTTTAACGTCCTCGACGGTCATCCCGTCTTGGACTGCAATGGCTGCATTGATTTCGCAGTCGTGGACCCGCTGAACATACTTATGCCATCGCTCCAAAGTTGCTTCGGCATTGCCTGGAACGTCAGGCACGATAGCCCATCGAGGCTTCTGGATTCCGTTACCAGCCCATTCAATGAGCCGCTGCCATCGCGGTTCTAGTGCGTCCCATTTCGCAAAATCAAAAACATTGCTCTTTCGGTCCCAGCACGAAAACGCGCCGTTGTCGAGTGCGTAAGGAAACCAAGGAAACGGCCCTACCTGAGCACCAGGGGAAAACAAATGTCCTATTCGCCCGGTCTCCCGCGCGAGGCAGTGCCAGAACCACCCCGTCGAATTCGCTGGCATTACGAGCATATTAGACCCCTGAGTAATTCGCATCCTTCGGCTAGGTCGGTTGTGATTGCGTGCGTGTGAACCTCGACCCAGGGAGAGTGCGGAGCGCCAGAGGCATTAACCGCAACCACCTTTAGCCCCTCTTGGAATGCGTAGAAAATCTCCATCGCCGTTCCAAAGCTTGGCTTATCGAAATACACTAGCATCCCTTCACTGTTGTCAATATCGTCCTTGTCGTTTTCGATGATTTGATGAGCCGCGATACCCTCGATGTTCCGATAGTCTCGACGCATCGGATCGAGGGTATCAAAGTCGGCTAGCAATGCTTTTGCCTTGGTTCGCCATCCGTTGCAGTCCTCATCGGATCGCCCGTTGATTGGGCCGCAAAGATAGATCGGTCCCGCCCCTTTGCGTTTGCCGCCGCGCTTGGATTTCATTAGACCTGGGCCTTTGTCTTGGGGTTCTTGACAAACTTCGGCAGTGCCGACTTGAGTCGATCGGATTGGCTTGCGTTTCCTGCGAGTGCTAGCAGTGTTGCGTATCGGGGAGAAGACGCAACAACGTCACGCAACAGGATCGAAGCTTCGTAGCCGTAGATTTCGACCAAAAGGTTAGCGATTACTGCCCTTGCATCTCGTGTTGCGTCGTGGTTCATCTGTCATCGTCTCCGGTTAGTGCCCCGCGTCGCGTTGTGCGTCGCTTGTCCCTAGATTATACGATCGTCAATCCGTTTGTCAAACATGAATCAAAGAATCTGGAAAGATTTTTTAGGGGGATTTTATTTCGACGATCGTCCTCGGCTCGATCTCCGTCCACCGCTTCGATACCCAGGCTTCCGCGATCTGGCTGTCGTCTGCCCAGCAAATGCCGTTTAACGCATCCTCCAATCCCTTCAGCAGATTGGACGCATCGGGTTTCTGTGTGTGGTTGTTGTCGGCCCTGCGTGCCTTGCTGTGGCTCTTGGGCCTTGCGATGCAAAACCAGACGCGAAGCGATACCGGACCTTCCATCGGAGCCTGCCCGGCCATCGCGATTTTAGCCGCTAGCTGGATAGCTTGCTTGTATCCGTGGATTGGGTGCTCCTTGGGAATGTAGGCCTTTGCGAACCCTCCCCGCGTTGAAACCTTATGCCGTGGCTGCGCGATAGGATCGCCGGGAACCGTGAAGGATATCATTCTGTCACCTCGATTCTGCATAGGGGCCATCGGCTCTTCTTGTCTGGATGCCTAGCGCAAAGCACTCGGAACGGGTAAACCGCCTGATCGTCGATCCCAAAAAGAATTCTAGGTTGCCATTCTGCACCCACCGCGTCTTCTCGAACCTCGCACTCTATCGGCCCGTTCTTCAAGTCTTCCGGCGTCGGTTCGCGGTATCGCTTGGGTTTGCTTGGAGTCCACACGCCGACTAGGCCTTCTGCCAGCGGATGGCTGGACCCATTGACCAGTCGATCTAAATACCATTTCGCTTTGCGTAGATCGCCGACTCCGCCTTTCTCCCAGCACCTGAGAAGATACTTGAGCACCTGCCCTTGTAGGTACGCGGATTTATTCGATGGGGCATTGGCTATCGCTGCCATGATTATGTCGATCGCCTCGGATGGCAAATGCTTGTAGTGCGATGGGTTGATTGGGTCGTTCATTCTGTTACCTCGATTAAGTCGAAAGGGGATTGGTCGCTGTCGGATTGATACTTGCCGCTGGCCGTAAAAGTTTCCCGGTGCCAGTCTAGCGGGTCGTCGCTCGGCGGATTGCCTGTGTGGTTGCCGATCTCGGCTTGCAGGACGAAAGGCCCATCGGTTTCTCTGTCCTCGATGTTGCGCACCCAGTAGCCGCCTGTGGTGAAAGGCTCGAATTTACGCTGGGTCATTGGTTGCCTCCGTCGTTCGCCTGCCAAATAGTTTTCAGCGTTCGCTCGGCTAGTTGCTGGGCCTTGGTGGGTTCTTTAGGTTCGCAAGGCATCGACAACGGCAATGGCGTTTTCATAAACGCCGCCGCAAACGCCTTCATAAACTCATCCGACAGCAGCACCTTTCGGATCGCTTGCTCAAGGTCGGTTTCAGCATACGGCTTGCAATCGCTCTCGCCCGCGACAACCTTGCCGTTGCCGACTTCCAGCATTAGTCGATCCGGATGCCTTGAGCGATCCCAGACCTTTGCACGCACCCAAACCACATCGCCAATTTTGAACTCCGTCATTTTCTCACCTTTCTTTCCTCTTTTCTAACTTGCTCGATGGCCTCGCAGTACGCCGCGATAGCCTGCTCGACAAACGCACTTAGCGAAACACCCGCCAAGCTAGCCTCACGCCGGACCAGGGCGATTGTAGACGCCCTTTGGCCCGTGCAAAATGGTTGTTTAAGATCCTTGCTCATGGCGTGCCCTTTCGTCGCTTGTGATTGCTTCAAGGGCTAGGATTTCATACCGCTCGAATGCTTGACCCTCGGCTAGCATCATGGCGGTTGCTAGATCAAAAGCCCTGACTGCCGCCTGGCGATCAGTGTCGAATGGGCTTCGACCGAAAATCACCCCGCTCAACGCCGCCTCTGCGTACCGCCTAAACTGTGCTCGATCTGCTATCTGCTTTGAATCCATTATCGACCTCCAAAATCGTTATGAAACTCGGCAGAAACTTCGGAAACTGCCATTACTACACCCTTGCGCATCGCCAAATCTAGCTTTGCAACCTCACCGTTTCGCTGCTTAGCTACTTCGCAAAGCAACTCTTCGCTATCGCGTTTCTCTCGATGCAAGAGGATAACCGTGTCGGAATCCTCCTCGATCGAACCAGACCCTTTCAAGTCGCTCAATGTCGGCATAGTCCCTTCGGATTGCCTGCCCACCTGGGCCAGTATGATGATCGGAATGCAAAGCTCCTTGCCGAGTCTTACCAGTTCTTTCATTACGTGCGAAACCTTCAATACTGGATCGCTAATGCCCGACACCCTAATCAATTGAAGGTAATCGATTACAACCATCCTGCATCCTCGTCTAGCAACGTCGGACCTTATCCGTCCTTCGATCGCTGCCATAGTCGCCCCTGGTTTGTGCCAAAATTCCATCGGTACGTTCGAGTCTTTCAATGCCCTAGAAAATGCCGCGTCTAGCTGCCCTTGCGTGTACGTCAATCGATTCAAGTCTGACACCCGCATATCCGAGGCCCTGAGGACAAATCTTGATGCCATCTGCCGGAAGTTCATTTCGAGACTCACAAATAGCGTAGGGGTCGAATGCGTCTTGGCCGCCCTGTAGCAAATCTCCGACCCTAGAGCCGACTTGCCGATCGACGGCCGGGCACCGATGGTAATCGTCCCGGCCAGGAATCCGCCGTCTAGCGTCTGGTCTAGCGGGTCGATGCCTGTAGCGAAAACTAGCTCTTTGCCGTCTGCCTTGATCCGTTCACAATCCTCTAGGAACTCGATCACTAGCTGCCCGATTTGCTTTTGCTGATCTGTTTCGCCGCCCATGATGCCGATCGCCTTGGACATTTCGCCCGCTAGTTCCATCGGGTCCATAGAGGGGTCTAGCGACTTCGCTTTGATCTGATCGATGAACGCCAACAGGTTTCGCCGTTTGGCGTGCTTGCTAACCAAATCGGCGTAGTAAGCCACGTGTTGAGGCTGGCCCTCGTGAAGCAGTTCGATGATCCTCTTGATCCCTCCGATCGCATCTACCGCCTTGATCCGCACCAACTCCGTCGAGACGTTTGACCGGGTTATCGGCGTGCCCGTTTGAAGCATCGTTTGAATCGCCTGGAACACAAAGCCAAACCCATCGGAAACGAACGACTTCGAGTCGATCAATTCAGACGCTTGGTAAATCGCCTCGGGGTTGCATAGGATGCCGCCCATAAGAGATTCTTCGTCTTTGATGGTTTGCTCTAGGTTCAGGCTCATCGGAAGTGCCTTTCGGGTCTGACTTCTAGTGGTTTGCGTTTGGGGTCTTGGGCGAACAATGGCAAGCCACGGTTGCTATCTTGGACCTTGGAAAGCCAAGCCGTTAGGAACCTTGGCATCCCGCCTTCGGTTTTTCTCTTGGTCGGATTGTCGCTGATCCATTGCATCGCCTTGCGCAATTCGATGTCGATCTGAACGCCCGGGAAGTTGGACCGGTACTCGGCTAGTTTGGTCGCGGATAGCATCCAAGCGTTTTTGCCTGAGAGTAAAAAAACGAACTCGGTGCGAAGCTCCGGAAGAATGGAGTCTTTTGACGCCATGCTTCCTAATGGGGTTTCAGGAATCAGGAATCCGGAATCAGGAATCAGCCGGGCTCGTTCCGGAATTTTCGGTGCTAGCACCGTACTTGCACCGGGCTCGTCTGGTGCTGGTATAGAACTTTCCGTTTCTTTGCAGTGCGGGTTCTGGTGCTTCTCGAATTTCGGAATCGAAATATAGCTGCAATCGTTGATCTGGTAACGAGTTATGAATTTCTTGGATGCCAACTCGTTGAGCAACTTTTCAGGGTCGCAGTTGTCATAGGGTAAGACTTCCGCCTTGATCTTCTTTGGTCGATCCTCCAATCGGCCCCTTCGATCGGCCACGGTCCATAGCCCGATGAATAGAAGCCTAGCTAATGGGCTGACCTCGGATAGCACTTCGTTCGTAAAGAACGATGGCTTGATGTTCCTAGCTCTTGGCATAATGCCGTCCCTGTTGATTGAAAATCCCCCTCAGTACACAGGTTGGCCGCCTAGCGTAGAAACGCTCGAAGATGCACCGAGGGGGGTTGTGTTTTCGTCTGGCGGCCAAACCTGACGCCATGATTATACTCGTTTTGCGAACCATTGGTATAGCGGGATTACTCGAAAGCGACCGCGATCTTCTTTGGCTTCCATAGTGTCGAATGGAGCAACGCCCGAAAGCCTTCCTCGGTCAGCATCATTGGTGCGTTCTTAAATGTCTCGCAAGCGAACGTAGCGACGCCCTGGTCATTGACCTCAACGGCCTTGTACCAAACCTTTGCTTCTAAGTCGAAGGTAAACCCATAGCTTTTCAGCGTTCCCTTCAGCCTAAATCCCTCGCCTCTAACTACGCATGTTTTCGATTCCATTGATTGCCCCTTAGTTAAATTACTCGATCCATGTCTGCGCTAAACAAACCGCGCCCAGCAATCCGCCTCATCGTCGAAATGCCAGCCCAGTTCGTCCAGCCTTTCCTTGTCTTCTTCGCTTGGGTCCGCTTCTGGCCCAAAAATGATATCGTGCTCCGCACCGCCTAAATCAGCCTCTCTCCGATCCGTATGGCCCTGCTCGGCTAAACCCGCTGGAACCTCCGCTGTCTTCGCGAGTATTTCCAAGCCTTCAACTACTTCTCTGATCGATGCCATGATTGCCCCTTAGTTAAGTTACCAGTACCGCTCTTCAGCATGGCCCGCTTCGACCATGCGTAAGTTGATCGACGATTGCATCATGTTGATTTTGGTCTCGTCAACATCCGCTTCAACGTCGTGATAGTTATCATAAAGGACCGCCAGATACCGGCCGTACTTGTCGGTCTTCTCTTTCGGCTTGCGGATCATCTTTCGAGTCGCGACGTATAACTCATTGGTAGCCCCTAGGAGCGACTCTAGGTAGGCCTTGGCGATTTTGCCTGCTTCGCTCGGCATCTCAGGTGCGTCGATGCCGTAGAGCCTGCAACGCTCCTTAACGAACGTACTTAGCCCCAGGTCGATCAACAGGTCGACAGTATCGCCGTCGATCACGTCGATTAGTTTGGCTTGGTAGGTAAACATTACGGCACCTCAACTTCTTGGCAAACGTCGTAGTTGTCGTGATTCTCTGGCCCTTTGTCCGATAGCCAAAAGCCCCTCGAGTGGTCATTATCCGCATAATACGCCCACACCTTCCGCTTCGGCGGAGGTGCGATCGGCTCGGCCCCTTGGTCGATAACCCAACTGCGACCAATCAAAAACATCCTCTGCCCTGCGTTGTTGTAGCACCACTCGAAGACCCCGTGTTCGGTCCAGATGCCGAAGCAATGAAGGGGCGAGCCATCGAGCCCGATCCGCATACCCAAAGTAATGGCAAGACTTCCCGCATGGGGGTTGTCTTAATCGCTGAAAAATCAATCATAGTATTTCCTTAAAACAAAAACTACTGATCGAAACTTGATTGACCGCGTCGATTCTAGCCCGTGCTATCTCGATGTATTCGGCTTCGCGTTCGATGCCGATAAACTTAAAGTCCTCTAGGATTGCCGCCTTGCCCGTCGAACCTGAGCCCGTGAAGGGGTCTAGGATCGTCCCGCCGGGGGGTGTGATTAGACGGCAAAGGTAGGTCATTAGGTCGACCGGCTTAACTGTGGGATGGTGATTGCTAGTAGGCACTCTATTACTACGCTCGAACGTGCTTTTACCGTCCGGCTTTCTTTCGTGGGTTTGCCTGGCCTCCATCCCCTCGCACCCTTCATCCCTGTCGGCCTTGCTGGCCTTCGGCGAGTAGAAGAACCTAGCCGCATCGCCTAGCAACTCCGTTACCTCGTCGCTGCCATCGTGCGTGAAGTTGGCAGGCCATCGGCCTAGACTACTTGTCTCGTTGCCGCCATTGGTCGATACGTAATCTTTCATCTGGTATGCGTTGCCAATGCCCAGGCGATTACCAGAGCCCTTTGGCGACTCGTCGCCGGTAGGTACCCTGCACCCATCCACGTTGATCGCCCCGGTTCCATGCTTTAGCACGTTCGCCGCGACCGTACCCTCTAGGGGCCTGCGGAATAGCCACCACTCCTCTGCCGCCGGTTTAAGTGCTGTACCCCATCCGGCCCATTGCTTAGCTTCAGGGGTAGCGGGAGCGGTGTCCATCGTAGTCCCTCCGGTCTTGCATTGAGAATAGCCGCCTGAGTATGGCTGCCCGCCGTCTCCGCTGTGGTTTTGGATATGCCCACCCGCGTAAACTTTCGGCCCTACAACCTCCCGCTCTGCCCCTGCCATCCGGTCGAGTTGCTTCGATACGTCGAGTGACTTAGGAAAGCCTGAGCCGAAAACATGGTAAATTTTTTCGCGCACCTGCCAGCCTGCTTCCTCCCAGGCGTCTCCGGTCCAATGCGAAGTTCGGGGGATCGCCCAAACTAGAGCGTGTCCACCGGGCTTGATAACGCGAAGGCATTGAGCCGCTACCGATTGCATCCATTGGACCCATTCGGTTTTGCCGCCCTTGTCCCGGTCCCAAGCCTTACCCATAAAGGCGATTCCCGCCGGGGGATCTGTGACAATCGCATCGACCGAGCAATCGGGGAGTGTAGCCAAGACTTCGAGGCAATCCCCGCGATGTAGCGTGTAGGTCATCGTCCTGCCCTCGTCGCTATGTAAAAAAGCATCGCCCCGGCCGCCATAATCATCACAAACGCCAGGACGCTTGCGACTACCTCGAGGAATATCGAGTAATGAGATTCGCCGTACCTCTTCTCTAGCCTCGAGATGCGATCCTCAAGGGACGGCTCTGATGGCTGTGGTGGTTCGTATGGATTCATTGGCTTGCCTCCATCCGCTTGACGATCAACGCCCGAGCGAAGCATAGACCGTTGACGTAGCCGATATGGCCGCAAATCGTCTCGGGTGCACCTGGGCTGCCGTACCTAATCCTAATGTTCGCTCGTTCCGTCGCTTCGATTTCCGCATCGATCGCGTCGATCATTTCCTGGTCGGTCATAGCCCCTCCCCTTCCTCGACAACGCGATCGATTTCGATGCAGGCAATGCGATTCGCGCTAGCAAGCCTGCCTGCGTCTTCGCGATCCTCAAATAAGCCGACCGATCCGCAAGCGTCAACATTGAGCCAGCACCGCACCCGAACCGTTTTCTTTGGCGGAGGGGTAAGGTCCAGCATAGGGTCGCCAATGCCATTGCAAGTGTTCGAGCCTCCCTTGCGCCATTCAGTAGCGTAAGTACCCCCGCATTTTCCAGTCCACTCCCCGATGTACCGCTGTCGCTTTTCGCAAAACCGATGGATAACAGCATCGCATCCATTCACCAACTTAACCGGTCCGATCTCCCATTTTGGGTTACTCATGATTGCTCCTTAAATGTTGTGAATGCCGCCCGGTAGATATTGCCCGATGTCGATCCCTGGGTCGATCGCCACCAGATCTAAAACGCTCTTTGGGCCTTGATGCCCATAGTACGATCCATCCTCGCACCAAACCTCGCAGTGCCAGTCTTCCGGATGCCCTCTGCGGGGTCCGTCAGTCCGCAAGCAGACCTCACCGCGCCAGCCTGCCCCGACGCGTCGAACATTCCGCACATGATGCCCGGCCCTGGTTGTTGGTTGCCATTGATCGCTCATGATGTCACCTCCGCGCCAAAGGGGCTGCCGTCGTCGAACTGCGTGCCAGACTCGAAAAGATGCTGGTAATCGTAGTGTCGCCTGTCTAACCCCCAGACGCCCTGGTCGTTGTAGTCTCCTGGCTTAAATCGCTTGTTTGGTTCGCCTGGGTGCATTAGCCACCGATCCCGATGAGGCTCGAACTCCGCCGCATTCGCAAATGCCCGATACTGCTTGGGCTTCTCGATCTTGCGGATGATTACCCTGTTAACGTAATACGAGTCGTAATCGCAAAGTCTTGGTTTGCCTTCGGGGCCGACAACCCAGTCAGCATTGAAAACAGGCCTGCCCACCCTCACCAACTCCCAGCCCTCTGGGATTCCTTCGATGTTACTCACCTTGCACCTCCTTATTTTCCTTAACCGTCAATTTGCCGGTCGACCGCGAAACAACTTCGCCGTCCACAATGTCGTCGACCTCTTCGCGGGTCGAAAGACCTAGCGACAATTCGGGAGCGTAGCAACGCACAAAGAAAGCCGCTGCCCTGTACCGCAACATTTGCTCTGGCATCGTCTGCCACTTCGAGCCGTTCTTGCCGTGCCAGCCTTCGGCCTTTGCCATGCCGATTGTAATCTCGGTCCCTTCGAGGACTTCGCCCGTTTCGCGTTCGACCGCCGAGCAAACGCACCCAAAGTCGTCCTTGCCTTTCGTGCCCGTGAAGCGATAGCGTAGCGGGCTAAACTTGCCCGACTTGTTGGCCGTCGCGATCAGGAATTGACTCGACCAGGCAGGTCGACCGTGAACCACATATAGGTTCTGCATCACCATAAGCGGGTCAGCATCGAGCCGCTGAGCCATGTTCAAGGCCACTAGGCAATTCGGTAGATTGTTCTGGTAGTCCTTCGGTATCAACGTCGACTTGCTTAGGGCTGTAGCAACCCTCTGAGCCAACGCAAAGCCATCGGAACTGCTGAATCCTGCCTCGATGACTTGCGTCGTCTCGGGCTTAATATCGGTCGTTAAATCAGTACTCATTTACTTTCGCCTCCTGGCTGGAACATTGATTGGAAAAACACCTCGCTGCCATTCGCTTAGCCAATTGTTCTCGGCCTTGCGATCGATGTACTCTTCGATGAGGGCTTCGTACTCCGATCGCCCTCGATTGATCGACTCAGCATCCAGTTCGTAAACCGCCGCTTCGTGTGGTTGTTTCGAGCGAACCACCCCGAAATAGAATCGAAACGGTTCGCCGTACTTGGCCTCCATCGCGTCGCTGTAGATCGCCGCTTGCCTGTGGTAGCCGAAGTCTTCGGCGTGCCAACTCCAAGTATAGGGGCTAGGCTCGTGCGATGTTTTCAGGTCGATAATCAGCCGCTCCGATGGGCAGACAAAATCGATCTTGCATTTAAGATCGACTCGAAAGTTGCAAGACCCTTCGTACTCCATCGCGTATTCCGACTCGAAAAGCTTCTCCGCCCTCGATGCCATGATAGCCGCGATCGTCGGATGGGACTGGAAAGCCTTGGCGATTGCTAGGGAGTCGGCGAACTCTTCGCGAATGAGGATCTTGCGACTCCCGATTCCGTTAGTGTTGCCTGCCCCTAACTGATCGAGCATCCACCTTTCAAATGCCTTTGTGTCACGCCCATAGGGTTTCCTGGTCGTCGGATTGATCGGCCCATCGAGCACAACATACTCCGCATCGAACCTTTCCGGCTCTAGGGCCAGCATGTGAACCGCCGAGCCCAAGAGCATCGCGTCGGTTTCCTGGCCCTTCATTTCGCCCGTCACGAATCGCTTGTAGAACTCAGCCGGGGAGCGATTGAGGACCGATAGCGACGAATTCGAGAGGGCCTTGATTGCGTGGTAGTTACTCATCGCTCGTCCCTTTCCGCCATCATAAAACTTGCGACATCATACGCGCAAGTGGCCGGGTCTTGCTTCATGCTTTCGATCGCAAGCAGCATTTTCGGATTAGCCATAATCCCCGCCAATGCTTGCCCTGCGAACCAATCGCGAAGGGTCATGCCGGTCGAAACAAACCCTCTCGCGTCCACGCATGGGAACGCTGGCCCGCCGTCGTTGATCTTTTCCATCTTCCTAGCCTCCTAAAAGCACCAAACCCAAAACAAATCCGACGACGGGAATCGAACCCGCAAGACCTGTGATCCCTACGAGGGC